TTTCAGTTGTTTGAATTCAACGATGCATTTACAAGAGCCCAGTTTAGATCGCTCACAGAACCTTTCTTGAGAGATGTACAGGGTCGTAGGGGCATTTATGATTTCCGAGTTGTTTGTGATGAAACAAATAACACATCGGCTGTCATAGATGCAAACGAATTCAGAGCAGATATCTTTGTTAAGCCTGCTAAGTCAATTAATTTTATTACATTGACATTTGTAGCGACAAGAACTGGTATCTCTTTTGAAGAACTTGGTGCCTAACCTAATATAAATAGAATATTCGAGGAGAAAAAACGAAATGAATATTGAAGAATTTAAAGCAAGGCTAGGCGCAGGTGGAGCCAGACCCAATCAATTCAGAGTGTCCTTGGCATTTCCGAGTTATGTAACAGGGGTTGACACTTCCATGAGCCTACTAGTCACAGGAGCGGCATTGCCCGCTTCTAATGTGAATCCAGCGATTATCCAGTATAGGGGTCGTGAAGTTAAACTAGCAGGCGAAAGAATATTTGATCCGTGGACAATCACGGTGGTCAATGATTCTGAATTCTCTCTGCGCCGTCCTTTCGAGGAATGGATGAATGGTCTGAATGACAGGAACAATAACGAAGGTATTCTCACACCAAGAGAATATCAAGCAGACATTACTGTTGAACATCTTGACAGAAATGATGAAGTTTTACAGGGTGGTAAATATACTCTAAGAAACACATTCCCTATTCAGATGTCTGAAATAGCATTGCAATACGCACAAAACGATATTTTTGAAGAATTTACTGTGACATTTCAATACACACACTACGATGTAGTGTAGTATTTTTAGGATAATATAATATGGACTTATTTGGCTTTGAAATAAAAAGGAAGAAGCCGGGGCAGGGTGAAAAAAGTTTCGTTGCACCGGATTCTGATGGCGCTTTAGAAAGCATTAATGCGGGCGGCTACTTTGGCACTTACTTTGATGTTGAAGGTGTAGCCGCTACTGAAGCAGAACTAATCAAAAGATATCGGGATATATCTATGATGGCAGATGTTGATTCTGCTATTGAAGATATTGTTAATGATAGTATATCAAACACCGATGACGAAAAACCCCTATCAATCGATCTAGACAATCTTAAAGCATCTGCTAACATCAAGAAGGCTATTGAGCAGGAATATGATAATGTAATGCGGTTGTTAGACTTTAATGACAAGGCGCAAGATTATTATAAGCGTTGGTATGTCGATGGTCGTATATACTTTCACAAAGTAATTGATCTACAAAAACCTAAAGAAGGTATAAAGGATATTCGTTATATCGATCCTAGAAAGATCAAGAAAGTTCGTGAAGTAAAAAGAGAGAAAACAAAGGGTGCTAATGGTAAAGGCGGCATTGATGTCATAAAAGAGGTCAATGAATACTTTATCTATGACGATAAGGGCATCAAACAAAAAGCAGGCAACTACACACCAGCAAACGCAAACGATAAAGCAATAAAGATATCGAAAGATGCTATTGCTTATTGTCCTTCTGGTTTAGTAGATCAAGATAAAAATATACCACTTTCTTATCTACACAAAGCAATAAGACCTGCCAATCAATTAAGAATGATGGAAAATGCGGTAGTTATCTATCGTATTACACGGGCTCCAGAAAGAAGAATCTTTTATATAGATGTTGGTAACTTACCTACGGGTAAAGCAGAGCAATATCTAAAAGATATAATGGAGAGATATCGTAATAAACTAGTCTATGATGCTGGTACAGGCGAAATTAGAGATGATAAAAAGTTCATGTCGATGCTTGAAGACTTTTGGTTACCACGAAAAGAAGGTGGCAGAGGAACAGAGATTCAAACATTACCGGGTGGAGACAATCTAGGACAAATTGAAGATGTTATATATTTTCAAAGAAAACTTTATCAATCTTTAAATGTTCCTGTTTCAAGATTAGAGCAACAAGCGGGATTAAATTTTGGTCGATCTGCTGAAATAACTAGAGATGAACTTAAATTTACAAAATTCATTGCAAAGTTGCGTAAAAGATTCGCAATACTTTTTGACGATCTTCTAAGAACTCAGTTAATACTTAAAGGTATTATCAATGATAAAGACTGGGAAGATATGAGAGAAGACATTCGCTATATTTTTGCTTCAGATGTTTACTATACTGAATCAAAAGAGCAGGAAATTCTCAGAAGTAGAATTGAAGTATTGAATGGAGTTGCTCCATATGTTGGTCAAATGTTCAGTAAGAGTTATGTTCAGAAAAATATTCTCAAATTATCTGATGAAGAGATTGCTGAAATTGATAGTGAAATCGATAACCCAGAAGACCATCGTATAGGAGATGACGCCTGGGATCAAAATGAAGGACAGTAGATATGTCCCAGTACGAAGATGCACTAGGAAAATTTAAAACTGGAGCAACATCGGCATTTCTAAGTGGCGCAAAATTTCCAAATAACACAGGTGGAATATCAGAAAACCTTTTTGAAGGCGCCGTTGCTACTGACAAAAATGCTACTAAATCGGCCGCACATACTGCTGTCGAAGGATTGGTAAATGCCTTAGGGAATATAACTAATACTAATACTGCTACTGATCCAGAAGAAGACCTCAATGAGCAAAGAAAATTTGCCGCAGGTAAACAAGTTGCCATAACAAAATTTGACACTGATTATGGATCAGTCTCACCATATTCTGGAACTTATGGGTGGATAGATGCCGCACCTAAACGAATTGGTGGAAGTGCTACTATAACAGACAGTAGTTTTGTTGATAGATGGTCAACTAGATTATTTCAAGGAGTACATGCGTACTTATATTCAACATATCATGGAAGTGATTATGCATATGGTGGTTCTGATTACCCTGCATCATCAAATGATACCGAATATGCTATTAAGAATCCAGAAGTTGAAGCAGAAGCACTCGCATTAATTCGTACCAATGAACCATCTCATTATTACGATGGAACAGATACAGATAATTGGCCAGAGTTTGATCCTGATGTAGTTGTTCCATCAGACACAAAGTTATATTTGCCAGGCGATGCTGGTGGCATCTCTAATCCTTTAAGAGTACATAATTTAAGTGATCAGTATCTACTTGTTCAACCAGGTACGATTACTTCTATACCATGTGCAACGGGTCGTGATGGATTTCAGCGAGGTAGATTTGAAATATTACGGACTAATGCAGTCACCAAGGGCCCATGGCCATGGATAGGTTGGTTTTCAAAAACGCCTGGAGACAGAACACAGTTAGCAACTTTACTAAGCACTAGAGAAAGTGCTATATGGCCTGTAGGAAATAGAACAAGCCAAGGAACTCCTGCCGCTGGACAAGTTAAGGCAATGTATTTACACCATCAATATGTTCAAGGTTGGAGAGATTCTTGGACTTGGGCAACATACGATATCAAAGATAAAGATGACAACCTTCTTCCATATTGGTATTATGCTAGATTAGAACAGTCTACTCTATACTATTTGAATTTTATGTCGTGGGATTTTCTCGCCGATGGAGGAGGCACTTCTATTCAGCATGAAATGATTCCGGGACAAGAATACAAAGAAGGAACTAGGGCAGGGAACGGCTGGAAGTATACGCAAGGATATAGATTCGTTACAAAACTAAGTCAGAATTCAAATGCGTTGAGAACAAATACTACTGTCAAACAAACTAACGATCATATATTAATGCATGATGTTAATCTTACAGAGGACGCTCTTACATCACCAACATTAACTTCTGAAGGATTCGGAACACGCCCGTACGCTGGTCAGTTTACATCTGCACAGGGTAAATGCTCATACATTCCAATAGATACAACCGGTAAAACTGGTACTGCATGGAGAGCCGTTTTAGAATCAGATTCCGCATTGAATAATGGCAATAATCCAGACCCGTTTATGGGAATGTGGATTTCAGAAACACCTGGAGATAAGCCGATAGGTACTGGTAAGAAAGCACACATGGCTACTACATTGCAGGGAAATTATGGAGTTGTAACTTACTCAGTTTTAGATGAAGCAAATGTCAAACATGTAAAGAGAGATGATGCAACTGCTGGAGCGACCGATAGTGGTGCTAGTGCAGGTGCTAATGAGATAATGACTGCAAAAGAAATTAGTACTGCCGGAGGATTAGTACAGACATTCTTCTTGGGAACATCTACTAACAATAGAGTTATGTGTGTCAAAATTGTCACTCCTCCAGCGACTGCTGATAGAACAAGTTTTAGATTAGAATTAGATATAGACGGCGCTACATTTGGTGGTACAAGTAATCTACATTGGATATCAGTTAATCCAAATGGATCTTTATTTGACTTTATTTCTGGTAATGGCGCTATTTCTAGATATACAAGTGGTTCTTCTCATTTCAGTTTTTATGGAACTGCTTCAGGTGAATCAACATCTGATGTTTTATTGCAAAATAATTCAATTCAGTTGGATATGGGGAAAACATATTATATAAATATAATTAATGCTACAGATGTATCATCTTTAGTTGCATTAAGAAATGTTACTGCGGTGTCTGGTGCCTCAGTTGGTAGGCATAGATTTTCTGCGGTATGGAGCGTGTTGAATGACGGAGCACAGCAAAGTTCTGCGGCTACTTCAAGAGATTCGTTTCATGATTATGAACTAATTGCAGGTAGAACTTATTATTTAAATATGATGCATCTTGAAGTTGGTACTGGACACAATTATGCGAAATACGGAAAGAATTATTTTCTGTATGTACCATACAATAGACTAGATGCAAGCGAAGGTCCAGAAACATATAGTCTATTACACTGGACAGATAATGGTTTGTATGATGATGGGTACCCAGTTAGTGGTAATGCAGGAGAATATATTGGACTATCGTCTAGAAATCCTGTTATACAACATCATCCATTGCGTGGAATAAAATATGCAGATCGTTTGGCGGGTATAAGTCAAGGTTCCGCTACTTAAAGTGAGTTAATATAGTAAGGAGATTATAATGTCAGAAGTAGAACAAGAAATAGAAGTAACTGATGAAATCAGTTCACAAGATCAAATCAGAAGTATGATGGATAAGTGGGCAGACGGAGATGTTACAGGTGCACAAGATGAATTTAATGCTATTGTAGGATCAAAAGCAGATGCTTTAGTAGCAGGACGGA